TTGCCTCCAAACCCTGGGTGAAGGATAATTACCTTCGCATCCCCGAAAGACGACCGCAATGGGTGGTATAAATAATGATGCCTGGTTTGTTCGCACTTTTCGGGTGGGGGAGTAGAAATGCTCTCCCTTATAAATAGTATTGCGAACAAACAACAGAGCAGAAATGTATTACTACACTTACGCATATTTGCGTGAAGATAAAACTCCTTATTATATTGGTAAGGGTAAAGGTAATAGAATTAACTCTAAACAAAGAAGTATAAAACCCCCCAAAGATAAAAGTAGAATAATATACCTCAAACAAAATCTAACTGAAGCAGAGGCATTTAGACACGAAATCTATATGATTGCTGTGTTCGGTAGAAAGGATTTAGGAACTGGTATTCTTCATAATAGAACTGATGGTGGTGATGGTGCTTCTGGTACTGTAAGAAGTGTGGAAGTTAAGAAAAAGCAAAGTGAAAGGATGAGTGGAGAAAACAATCCTCACTATGGTAAAAGAGGTAAAGAGGGACCTCATTATGGTAAAAAACATACGCAAGAAACAAAAGATAGAATAAGAAAATCTCTACAAGGTAATGTAATTTCCAAAGAAACTAGAATAAAGATTAGTGAAAAAAATAAACTAAATCAACTTGGAGAAAACAATTCCTTTTATGGGAGAAAACATACAGAAGAAACTAAAAGAAAAATGAGTGAGGCAGCAAAACGAAGAAAAGAAAAAGGTTCTTGACTTTTGTTGATTGTCGTGCTAAACTAAACACTAAACCTTACTGGATTTAATTATGACTACGATTAAAACTTATGCGATTAATGAAATCAACAGAATTGGAATGTATAATTCTGGGGAAGAAATGAATGATGAAATGTGTGAACATATTCTCAAAATAGTGGATGTATTTGACGAAGAGGGGCACTCTGGATTTTCGGCAGAATATGCGATTGGTATTCTTCAAAAACTTCTAAGATGGGAACCACTTTCGCCCTTGACTGGTGATGATGATGAGTGGAAGAATTTGGAGAATGAAGGATTTCAAAATAAGAGATGCTCTCGTGTCTTCAAGGATGAAAAAGGTGGACAAGCATATGATATTCGTGGCAAAGTCTTCGTAAATCCTGATGGTGCTGCTTTTACTAGTCGTGACAGTCGGGTGTATATTGACTTTCCGTATGTTCCTAAAACTGAATATGTAAATGTAGAACACGAAACTACTGAAGACTGATTATGACTTTTAAATTAACACAAGAACAAATCGATACTATTCGAGAAGTATTTGATAAACAATCACCCGGACAGTATGATTTTGATTGTTGGGAAGGAATATACAAACAACTCCTACTGGCGGATGAAAAATATATTAAAATAACTGAAGAAGGAAAGGAAGTACTTTCAATTTTTTATCTGAAACCTCAAGGTAGGGGACCACTTTGTATCGAAATGGTAAAAGTAACCAGAGATTGAGATTATTCGCAGATTATTATTACCTTTGAACTTATTTAAATTATGAACACAGACAGAACTGACTTCTTGTGGTGCGAAAAATATCTCCCAAAGACGATTGAGGATTGTATCCTTCCAGAAGGTATTAAAAAGACTTTCCAAGACTTTCTAAATAGGGGTGAAATTCCAAATATGCTACTTGCCGGTCCTGCCGGATGTGGTAAGACTACAGTAGCAAAAGCACTATGTAATGAATTAGGGGTAGATTTTTATGTCATTAATGGATCCGACGAAGGTAGATTCCTCGATACTGTCCGAAACAATGCGAAAAACTTTGCTTCGACCGTCTCACTTTCTTCGGATGCTAAACACAAAGTCATCATCATTGATGAAGCAGACAATTCAAGTAAAGATGTTCAACTCCTTCTACGGGCGTTTACTGAGGAATTTAACAAGAATTGCCGATTTATCTTTACCTGTAACTACAAAAACAAAATTATTGAACCCCTTCACTCCCGATGTGCAGTTGTTGAGTTCTCAATCCAAGGCAAAGAAAAAGCGCAGTTGGCAGGATCCTTTTTCAAGCGTCTTCAAAACATCTTGGATGAAGAGAGGATCCGATATGATCCGAAAGTCCTTGCAGAACTGATCAATAAGCACTTTCCTGATTGGCGTAGAGTTCTCAACGAATGCCAAAGGTATTCTGTAAGTGGTGAAATTGATTCTGGTATTCTTGCATCGTTCTCTGACGTAAAAGTAAATGATCTCATTAAATGTCTCAACGAAAAGAACTTTACGGAAGTTCGTAAATGGGTTATATCCAATCTTGATAATGACTCATCTGTAATTCTTCGTAGGGTGTATGATGCACTTTATGAATCTTTGGTTCCTTCTAGTATTCCTGCCGCTGTTCTTACTATTGCGAAGTATTTGTATCAAGGTAGTTTTGTTGCCGACAATGAAATAAATCTTCTTGCTTGTTTGACTGAAATAATGTGTGAGTGCGAGTTCCTATGAGTTTCAATCACTTAAAAGACGAACCAGTAAAGACAACTCCTGAAAATGTGAAGGAAGCAAATGAAGCACTTTATCGTGCCAAGTGGAATCTTCCCCAAGCGGCAAAGCACTGTGGAATGACCAATAAAGAAATGAAATTAACCTTTTGGGAATATTTGAAGTATCATAAACCAGATTTTGAAATTCAAAAAGAACCAAAAATTCAACTTAATTTTGATGGTTGTTATAATTATAATAGATTGAAAAAAGAAGGATTAGCTGATGGTTGAACTTAAAGATTGGTTGAAATCAATCAATCAGAATAAAAAAAATATTATGGATGGCGACGCATCAACAGAAAAAGATTATGCTCCATATATTATCAATCGTTGCTTATCCGCACATATTGATTGCTTAATGTATGTAAATGAAATGAATAAATATCACTTTCTTCCAAAGAAGCTTCAATATGATTTTTTTATAAATATTTTGAGAACCAAAAAGAGATATTCTACTTGGTTAAGTAAAGAAAAAATCAAAGATATTGATTATGTCAAACGTTATTATGGATATAATAATGAAAAGGCACTACAAGCTTTGTCTATTCTATCAAAAGAACAATTAACATTTATTAAAGCGAAATTTGAAACTGGAGGAACAAAATGAGTGTAATTCAAGAACCTGTTGTAAATTGGACACCTGACCAAATGGTTGAGGTAATCCTAAATGAACCTGATGACTTTCTGAAAGTTCGTGAAACTTTGACACGCATCGGAGTTGCTTCACGCAAGGAAAAGAAAATCTATCAATCTTGCCATATTCTTCACAAGCAAGGCAGATACTATCTTGTGCATTTTAAAGAATTATTTGCACTTGATGGAAAACACGCAAATCTTACGGTAAATGATGTCCAACGTCGTAATCGTATTGTACAACTTCTTGCAGATTGGGGACTTATTACTATAATTTCTCCGGAAAAAATTACTGATATTGCACCTTTGAATCAAATTAAAGTTCTTGCATTTAAAGATAAGGGTGAATGGGAACTTGAAACCAAATATAATATTGGCAAAAAGACCAAACCACAGGAAACCGAATGATTTTGTAGGGAGTTCAACACTCCCTTTTTTTATGTTCTGTGATATATACTAGTGATGTTGCCTTCGGGGACATCATTCACTTACAGACGCTTTAAGGAGGTCTATTATGTTTGGAACAGATTCATTTACACTTACAGTACCACAAACTGCAAAGTATTTGTTGGAAATTCAAAAGAATAGTATTGGGATGGATGAGTGGTTTAAAAAATTTGATAGTGCGTTTGATACGCACACAAATTATCCACCATACAATTTAGTCAAAGAAAGTAGTGTTGAATTTAGATTAGAAATCGCACTTGCTGGATACAAAAAAGAAGATATTAGGGTATCTACGGAAGAAAATATACTTACCCTTGATGTAGCAGAAGATAAAAAATCCAAAGATGCTACCGAATATCTTCATAATGGAATAGCAAAAAGAAGATTGAAAAGAACTTGGACTTTATCTAATGATGTAGTTCTTGGTGATGTTTCTTTTGTTGATGGATTGCTTACCATCAAACTAAATAGAGTTATTCCAGAGCATCAAAAGAGAAAAGTTTATGAAATCATTTCAGGAGTTCGTGAAGACAATTCGGGAAATGAAGGGTGATTTTGGCGCTGATGAAAAGATGAGTGATCAACCAGTTAATTGTTATGGTAAAACCGTGAAATATAAAATGGCGCCAAACAAAAAAGTATGTGCCTTTAAAAGAAAAAGATAAATAATTGTGGGCTACCCCAATTAACTATCGTCGCCGCAGAGGGGAAGACTGGCAGAATCAGTCTTGACACCCCTCTTTTTTCTTGTTATAATATATGAACGTATGAGGAATTTATGTCAATTAAATTAGCACTTCTTAAATCAGGAGAAGAAGTGATTGCCGATATTAAAGAGATTGTGAATGAAGAAGAAAAGATAGTTTCTCTTCTATTTTCAAATCCATATGTCGTTAAACTGATTACTCCACAAATTTTAGTTGAAGAATTGTCCGAATCACCAGAGATGGAATATAAAGTTTCCTTTTCTTCTTGGTTGCCATTATCTCTAGAAAAAGATATTGTGGTTAGGACTGATTGGGTGGTTTCAATTGTAGAACCAGTAGAAATGGTAAAAAAATCTTACGAGGAAAAATTTAA